TTGGGCTGCGCCTGCTTCTTCAGGTTTAACTTCGGGTGATGATTCGGCTATCGTTTTGGGTTCACAAATTTTCGGATAACATAGGAGATAACACATGGCAACATTCACTAAAAATCATTTAAGCAATTCAACTGACGGTAAAGGTATTTTGGTTGTTGCGACTGCTACGGCTGGTACAACGATTCATACTGGTCCTACGAACACAGCACATTTTCATGAGGTGTGGTTGTATGCGGTGAACAGTTCTGCTACTGCTGTCAAGTTGACGATTGAGTGGGGTGAGGCTACTGCACCTAACGGGAATATCGAGTTTACTGTTCCTGCTGAGTCGGGTTTGTATTTGTTAGTTCCTGGTTTGCCGTTGCAAGGTAACGCGACTGCTCTTGTTGTTAAAGCGTTTGCTGCGACTGCGAGCGTTGTTGTTATTCACGGGTTCGTAAACGAAATCGTTTAGGGTTTAGCGATGTCTAGATACGGTCAGCGCACACGAGTAGGGCAAGCGGTATCAACTTTTGGTCAGCCGACTGCTGTTGGTAATGTCATTGTTGATTATCTTGTTTTGGCTGGTGGTGGTGGTGCTGATTACGGTGGTGGCGGTGCGGGTGGTTTAATAAGTTCGTATGGCGCAACTGGCGGTGGTGGTGTTGTTCCTGCATCATTAATACTTAACAAATCTACCAATTACGCCGTATCTATTGGTGCTGGCGGTGGTACCGATACAAATGGTGTTAATTCATCTTTTGATACTGTTACCGCAACGGGTGGCGGTGGCGGTGGCGGACGCAGTGCATCAAGTGCTGCTGGTGCTGGCGGTGGCGCAAATGGTGGTTGTGGTGGTGGTGCAGGTAACGATTCTGGTGCTGGTGCTACATATTCGGGCGGTACTGGAACTTCGGGTCAAGGTTATGGCGGTGGAACAGGCAGGCATGTTTCGGGAAGTTTTGAAGGTTCAGGTGGCGGTGGCGGCACTGGTGCGTCTGGGAATAATTCGTCTACTTCTGTTGGCGGTGCAGGCGGTGCAGGTGTTTCAACTTCAATCACGGGTTCAAGTGTGCAACGAGGCGGTGGCGGTGGCGGTAATGGCAATACTAATGGTGGTGGTGGCGCAGGTGGCGGTGGAACTGCTAACGGTAACGGAACTGTAAATCTTGGTGGCGGCGGTGGCGGTAGAGATGGTTCTGGCGGTAGCGGAGTTGTAATTTTGCGATATTTAACTACGTTAGGGACAATAACTGTTGGTGCAGGTTTAACAAGTTCATCAGCAGTTGATGGCAATTCCACAGTAGTAAGCATTACTGCTGGTTCAGGAAATGTGAGTTGGGCATAATGGCACATTACGCATTTATTAACTCAGATAATGTTGTTGTAAAAGTGATTGCGGGCGTAGATGAAATAGTTACGCAACTAGATAATGATGTAGAGGTTGGTGGTTCATCAGAAGCGTGGGAACAGTTTTATGAAAATCAATCTTGGCATCAAGGTTTAACTTGTAAACGGACTTCATACAACGGGAATATTCGTGGCAGATACGCAGGTATCGGCTATAAATACGATGCAGATGCCGATGTATTTGTTGCACCGCAGCCGTATCCTTCGTGGACTCTTGACAGCAATTACGATTGGCAACCACCAACACCAAAACCTGAAGGCAACTATGTGTGGTTTGAACCGAACCAAGTATGGATAGAAATTGTTGAGCCGTAGATGTGGGTCGCAATTTAACTAGGTGGCTGATACCACTATCAGCAATTATTCTGATAACAAGCGCATGTGAAATTACACGCACAAATACAGTAGCTAAAATTCGAGTAAAAAATATGACACTAAATTCATGTTATGTGCCCGACAGATGTGATGTATTGCCGTGAAACGATACAACTCAGAAGAACTACACACACGTATGATTGTCACTGTGGGCATATTGCTTGCAATAGTTTTTAGTACAATAGTCATAGGATTTACTTTTGGATTGCTGTTTATTTCGCAACCAGCCGAACAGAGCCCCAATGACGCCAGTTTCATAGATTTGATGTCAACAATCGTTGTGTTCCTAACCGGCACATTGTCGGGTATTGTTGCATCTAGTAACATAAAGAATAAACCAAAAGGAGAAAAAAATGACAATAAGTAAAGAACAGAAAGCAATGTTCCAATCATATTTGCGTAGTTGTTTAGCAGCTGTTTTGGCTGTCGTATCAACAGGCAATTACGAACCAGCCGATTTAGGTAAGGCTTTGTTGGCTGCCGTACTACCACCTGTGATACGATGGGCGAACGTAAACGACCCTGCATTTGGAAGGAAAACAGGTAAATAATCATGGCAAAGAAAAAAGTAAAACCAAAATCACAAAACATACCCACAGACGACGACATAAATCAAGCGGAAAATGCAATGGCTATGGCCTTTAATTCTTGGGCGAATAAAACATCTCCTTCGGCTAATACACGAATGGACACCGCAATGGATAGGTACGTTGCCTTAAGTCAAAGAGGAGACGTACTTTACTACATGGCAAAAAAATCAGGCCGTAAGTAGCAAAATAAAGTAATGGCTGCTAAGAAAGCTAAATCAAAAGTCAATGAAGCTGGTAACTACACAAAACCAGAAATGCGTAAAAGACTTTTTAACAAAATTAAAGCAGGCACCAAAGGTGGCGACCCTGGCGAATGGTCAGCCCGCAAAGCACAACTCCTTGCTAATCAATACAAAAAAGCTGGCGGCGGATATAAATAATGGCTTTTGCAAAATCGCAACAGTCACTCAAAAATTGGGGAGATCAAAAGTGGCGTACCTCAGACGGCAAACCGTCTAAAGGCAAAAAACGTTACCTACCCGACAAAGCCTGGAACGCACTTAGCCCAGCAGAAAAAACGGCAACGAATCGGTCCAAAGCAAAAGGGAATGCGGCTGGTAAACAGTTTGTTAAACAACCTAAAAATGTAGCAAACAAAACAAAGAACTATAGATAATGGCTAAAACTGCAGCATGGCAACGCAAGGAAGGCAAGAACCCTTCTGGTGGGTTAAACGCCAAAGGTCGAGCGTCGTACAAACGTGAAACCGGTGGCACGCTCAAACCACCCGTGTCAGCAAAACAGGCAGCAAAGTCACCCAAGTCTGCGGCTCGACGCAAATCGTTCTGTGCAAGAATGGGTGGCATGCCAGGCCCTATGAAGAAACCGAACGGTGAACCAACACGTAAAGCGTTGGCGTTACGGAAGTGGGATTGCTGATGGCAAAAAAAGTTGCGTGGGATTACATTGTTCCTATCGTTATGCCAGCCGACCTGAAAGGTGTTGAGCCAGGGAAACTACCTGAAAGTCTGTTACGCCCGATCAAAGGTGGCGGCAAACTGCATTGGCGGGCCGCTGACGCATGGAACGCTATGGTCACGAAAGCCACATTGGATGGTTTGCTTCTTAAACCGACTAGTTCCGGCGACCTGTATCGTTCTTACGAGTCACAGAAGGCAGGGTTTCTGCAACGGTATCGCACCGATCCAATTCCTGGTGCGTCAACTAAAACGTTTGAAGGTAAAACTTGGTATCTACGAAAAGGTATGGCAATGTTGGCGACCCCTGGGAAGTCAAACCATAACCTCGGTTTGGCTGTTGATGTTCATTCTGCTGGCGAACCGGCACGAATCAAATGGTTGATAGCAAACGTCAAAGACTTTGGATTTTCTTGGGAAGTTGTACCGAGCGAACCGTGGCATTTGCGACTAGTAACTGGTGATAACTCTACCCCTGCTGTACAAGCGTGGGTTGATACACACAAGGCCGTATGACATGGATGGCGGTTGGGCGTTAATTCTTTCGGCTGTAGTAACAGCAGTCGGCGGAGTGATCGTCACAATAATTAGTATGTTTCGCAAAGAAAACAAGTCAGATCATGCTGTTGTCACAGGAATGTTGCAACATATTTACAGAAGCGTGAGTCGTGTTGAAACAAAAGTGGATAAGGTTGACAGCCGATTGACAGAACATCTAGTGTCACACGGAGAAGAAGGACTTGACAATGGGCGCGGAATTAACAAGAATGGACCTAAAAGCAATAAGAAAGTATCTGAGTAAAGTTTATCCTGGCGTTAATGAACAGGATGATCTTTGGAATTTGATAGCAAAGATAGATAAACTTATCGAAGGGGCTAAACATGGCAAACAAACCAAAGCAAACATCAGGAAGTGAAATCCTTTTAGAAGCGCACCGGCTTGTAAACGGGCCGAGACAAAAAGATTACGGTCATCCAGCTGACGACTACCAGAAAGTGTCAGACATTTTTTATTCAATCACCGGTATTGATTTGTCTGTGTCCGAGGCAATCTTGTTTATGGTGTCAGTCAAACTGGCTCGCCTTCGCACGAACCTTGAACACGACATCATTCATCACGACAGTCTTGTGGATGCGCTCGGCTATCTTGCCTGTTTAAACATGGCGGCAAAGTAATGGGCAAATTTTTAGAAGAAGCCCGCAAAGAAAGAATGAATCGTTCAATTCTTGTTGTGTTAAAAGATCAAATGAAACCTGACGAATACGCAGACCTGTTGGAAGCTTTAGCAGATTTGTCAATTAGCGCAAGCGCAATCCATCGCACATTAGCTAAACATGGCTACATGGCTTCAGTTTCGGCGTTGTCGGCTTTTAGAAGGGCAAACAGATGAGACTAAAAGACCAAGTTTTTTTGGAACAACAAGTCATAGATTTGCGCAAAGCTTTGTTAAACAGTCAACGTTCCGAAGCGAAAGCAAAACTTAAAACATCTGATTTGATTGAAGCCGTGTTCGAAGCAGCACGTCTGTCTTTGTTGGCGACACCACGCCCAGCAGTTATCTTACCGGTAAAAGATAAGCGCAAAATTAAACCTGAGGTTGCCCTCGTACATTTGACCGACTGGCAGGCAGGTAAACAAACTATCTCGTACGACATCCCCGTACTAGAAACCCGTATCGCTGACATGATTCGCAAAGTTATACAACTCACCGAAATACAACGCGCCCACCATCCCGTCAAAGAATGTGTAGTCATGTTGGGTGGCGACATGGTGGAAGGCGTAGGCATATTCCCAGGCCAACAGTTCGAGATCGGGGCGCACCTGTACGAACAGATGTTTGCTGTCGTGCGCATTATCGAGTCATCTATCCGTACCCTTGCCACAAACTTTGAGTCAGTCAAAGTGGTGTGCGAGTTCGGTAATCATGGTCGGCTTGGGCGCAAAGGCGACATGCCTGCCGGTGACAACATTGATCGCATCGCCTACCAGATT